GCCGAACCCATAGACGCATACTTGGCCAAAGCCATTGGGCCATGTCCAGGTACATCGACATTCATGGACCTCGTTACTTGGACAGCCTCACTCACGTGAGGGTGCTGAGCAAACAAAGTCATTACAAGTCGATTCGACACACGATCGGAGGCTTCACTAAGATCTAGCGTTGCCAGTTCACCCGTAAGCGAACCTCGATGACACAGGCGGTGGTTAGCCTCCTGGTCATCAAAACCAATCATCTTTCCAACGAAAGGATCTCGCTGAATCGAATTTACTAACAACCCTTGAACCGCTTGCTGCATGTACTGCATCGCAGTTGGCTCCTTGGCTATCAGCCTTGGTGTCTTTACAGTCTTAGGTACGGAGACAAGCTTGGCAGCTCGCTCCATTCCAGGTTCAAGAAAGTCAACACGATCAAGAAGGTAGCGATACCTCCAGTTCGGAATGCAATACTCCCCAAAAGGGAATACCGCTTCCAATCGCGACGGCCATTCCGTGAGATCCCACTTGGCATTTCCTCCAAGTCGGTCAGCGGTGGCGCCGGGTCCGTGTTTCGGGTGGATAAACGGCCAGTTTGAGCCAAGGGGCTTTCCACTGAAACCGTATTGGTCGTGATTTCCACGACCGGTACCAAGCTCGTGGCGGAGCGATGAATCTGCTCCGTCAAGTAGCTTACCGAAAAGGAGAAGCGAAGTCCGAGTAAATTCCGCGTAGATATCTGCGGAACGCCCGGCGTCGCCCCTCTTGACTTCCTTTTCACACTCAACATATCCCTCTATAGCTGCATCCCGCCGCCGATTGGAAGCGGGTATCTCCACCTTTCCGGAAAAGAGCGTTAGCTCCCGGATTGAGCGAATAGCATTTACGTTGGGAGAGTCGAGCAATCGACCCGAACGACGATCGAACACTAGATCGAGGAAACCCCCTAAGAAAGCTGGGAGACCTCCCCTCCAGGTAAAACCTTGGAAGGACGAACGATCAACCGCAGCCTGGGCTAGACTTTTCTCAAAGTCCTTGCAGAATTGCGGAAGGGTGATAGCCATAAATGGCATGCCCTCGTGTTCAAAACGCTCCTCGACAGTTTTTCCATCGAGGATGGTGCTAACGCAACACTCCTCGCCGCAGTCCGCGGCGAGCTCCTGCCAGAGCAACATAAGGCTTTTCATCCAGGCCCCTTTCAGGGCTCAGGAGTCCATAGCCTGTCTAGCTCCGATCTGCTCCTCTCCCCCTCCGAAGACCCGTTACCAGTTACGCCCTTCCCTTACGGGATGCTGGCTGGTGTAGAGGTTCGAAGGAAAGAGGCCACCCAAGTTCTTGGTCAGCTCTCGCCGGCCAGAAGCTTGCTGACGTTGACGTCAGACTCCCAGGCTGCCAGACCCTTCTTAAGGTTCAGCAGTTCGGTATTGGTGAACGTTCCATCAGAAGGTTCATTGATGACGGTTTGCACCGTCGTCTTGACCTCCCGGTAGATCGCCGGGGTGAACGGGTCGGCTGAGATCTTCTTCAGCTCGACCTTTACCATGCGTGACGTCCGCCCACTTTTGGTGGACAAGTGCGAGATGGTGATGGTCATGAGGTCAGAAGGATCACGATAGATCCTCTGGGCCCCCGACACATCAACACAAGCACACACGTAAGGCACAGCGTTCACAGTAATAGTGATGGGATCGGTGAAAGACAAGCATTGCTCCTACAAGTTGGTCAGGCGGGGAAATCCCACCTGACAGTTTTCGACATGCTGGATGCACATCGAGTGGGGCCGCCGGCATATACCGGTCAGTCCTGATGCTGGGCACCGTTCAAAGCGCCAGCTTTCTACCGTCTCGGGATAACCCGAGAGCGGCCACGATAGCCAACTGATGCGGCGTTAACGCCGTTAGGTCGACTCCGAAACCGAAAGGCGTCGCTCTCAAGCGCTGCTTGGTAGTTTCTGTCCAAGTTTGCTCAAGAGACATGGGTGGTTGGTTACCACTGCGTCCTTTCAGGACGACACCATAATTCGAATACGTTGACACGGTGGTCGTTTCGACCATCATGTATCCGTAAACGACGACTAAACCGTCGACCATGGCCATAGACATGTTATTAAGCACATCTCCGGTGTTGGTGAACCAATCAACGGCCCAACTCCAAGGAGCTAAGTCCCACAGTACGCCCGGAGAGATACCAACACCACTTAGGTGGTTGGCCTCCTGGACATACCGGTGCATTCGTGACAAAAGATCGTCCCCACCATTCACATGGTAGGTGAACGCACCGTCAAACCACATACGTCTTGTGACGACAGTGGTCTTTGTGGCTCGGCCCTTCGGAACGGCATACAACGACAGTACAAATGGGTTGATAGGGGCCAACAGGCCCAAATCAACCACTGTCGTCGACACCGTAGTGGGGAATTCATAATGACGCCTTACAAGCCTGCCCGAATCTCTGACGTATTGCTTAAGGATTTCCTCGGATCTCCTCTGAGCTTTAGCCAATTTACGGACATCGTTAATCAACGGCTTCCAGCCGAAGACAACGTTAAGGTGCTCGCTGCCAGAAATCTTGGCAGACTTTCGCAAGTTCCGTCTCACCTGTGTTTTGGTGAGCTTGCCTCTGACGACAGGTTTCCCTGTCGCCTTCGCCTTTTGACGAGCGAAACGACCCCTAGGGGTCAAAGAAGCAGGACGAGGACCATTCTGAAACGCTTTCAGACCGGGAATGGCTGGAATGCCATCCCGTCTTAATTCGCCTAAGAGTTGACTCGCGGACGCATGAGGATTCGTCGGGGCACACCGTGAAATTGCGGTGGCACCTAGCGCAAGCAGCGAAGCTGCCGAAACTAGGGGCGTTTTGTCCCAACTAGAGTGGTTAGGCTCGTAGAGCTGTTCCCACTTGCGGGCGAACTGAGGACCGAGAGCGTTATAGGCACTACCTCCTGGATTACTCCAGTTGGAATGTGCCTCATGCAGCTTAAGGCCGCCAGGATCAACCGAATAACGGATCGATTGAAAATTACCACCAACATCCCCGCTGGCCGCCTTTGCAGGTGGCCAGCTATGAAGCTCATCGGAGGTTTGAACGTCTCCGGTGAATAGGCGCGATTTGACGGTAGGTGGGTAGTTGTACACCCACTGCTTGTCGGTATAATAACCCTCGGTATATTTTAAACTCCGAGATCTCATACGCCTTCTCCACTGCTGTTCTTTCGGGAAGAGCATGGAACTTCCACACTCTGGCAAACCCCCAGTTCTAACGGGGGGAGTGATGCATAGCACCAGGTGGCCCTTCGGGG